GCCCGACGCTTTTCAGCACATAAGACTATTGGTACTAATGACGTGAAAGAAGTATGTAAATACTTTTCGACCGTTGGGGACGACAATCAAGGTTTTAACCTTGATATGTCGAACTATTGAAGGAACTTTTTAGAAAGTTCTGGATGTAGCATCTCGTTAACTAAAACTATTGGTAAAGTGAATGACATTCAGTGATTTACAACTTGTTCCTTAATTGGAGCAGTTGATGAACACGGGAGTTCCGTGAACCTTTCACCTATATCAGTATCTTTATTAAACAATGCTGTTAGTGATTTCCGCGAAATACCTTATCTTATAAATGATTTGATAAGTCGTGGTTATACAATTGAACAAATTGCACCTCTATTCTCTGAGAATGGTTGTTTTTATAAACAACTCATTCGAACAAATAAGCAGGGCATTACATACTTGCAATTACTAGCGGAGTTTACTTATTGTACTTTTGATGGTACTAAGACTCTTGCAGAACTTCTATCTGATCAACCGAATAGGCTTAAAGATATTGGTTTTACACCTGAAATAATGGATAATTTTAAAATTATCTTTTTACTCATAAGGGCTATTGATGCTGTACGTAATAAGATGACTGTTATCGAGCAAACTTATCTTAGACTGTTTCCAGACTTCGATGAACTCACTGGCGAAGATCGTAATGATTTAGGAGTGAAAATTAACGTTTTGAATGGTATAAATACCGATGACTTATATCCAGGAAATATTCCTGAAGTACTTCGTCCAATGTTCAAAACTTCAGATGATGACTCTCATCGATTAATCGATGAGTTAATTGTCATACAGTCTGTTAATATTGTGAAATCGATTTCTAAATTGAGTCAATCTTCTATTGAAGATCAACTAGATATCGAAAATCTCACTTCTCAACTCACTGCACTAGATACTGATTTTAAGGTAATACTTAACCGAAAGGAAAGTAGACTTAGATTCAATACGTATCCAGTTCATAATATTATCATTAATGATTCTATTAAAAGCAATGAGGATAGTCATCCTTGTGATATTAAAACTATTAAAGTTTCAGAAGAAACTACTTTAGATTATTCAGTTTCGGAAGAAAATATACTATGTATATGCATCCACACCAAATCCCCTCAATTATTTAGATTTATTACTAAATCGATAAACATTCTTAAAAATGTTGACTTAAAAGTCAACATAATCATATAGTGGGTT